GAAGAATGGCTAAGAGAGTGGATGATCTATGCGGGAAGACCCGGATTATATGATGATTGGTTAAAATTTCAAAGTGAGTGTAAGAGGGTTAGAGCGTCAGAAGAACGTAAGCGCAGGGAAAAAGAGAATAGTCTGGAGGCTCTGGCGGAAAAGTGGATGAAATGGATGGGCCTAAGTGTTACAAGCCTTGGGTCTTTACTAGTCACGGTGATGGAAGTCTTAAACGCGGCGTAGGAGATGAATATGTTACAAGCATTGATTGGCCCCGTAGCAGGTTTGTTGGATAAGTTTATAGAGGACAAAGACGCAAAGAATGCTTTGGCCCATGAAATATCGACTATGGCAGAGCGTCATGCTCAAGAGCTTGCCAAAGGGCAATTGGAAGTTAACAAAGTCGAAGCTGCAAGCAGTAGTATGTTTGTAGCGGGATGGCGACCCGCGGTTGGTTGGGTGTGCGTTTTGGGCATGGCCTCAAACTTTATTGTGATACCTATGGCGAACTTTGGCCTTGCGTTAGCTGAGTCTGGCATTGTTATACCTTTAATAGAAACATCTACAATGATGCCTGTGCTTATGGGTATGCTCGGACTTGGAGCCATGCGGTCTGTCGAAAAAGTACAGAAAGTGAGTAGAGAAAAATGATCTTACCTTTCCCTATGCCGCAAGTTAGTGAGGAAGAACGTCTTCGTGTCTTAATGCTCAAACAAAAGACAGAAATAGAGGCGCAACGTATTCTAATCAAGAAGTTAAAAGAAAGAGTTGATAAGAAAAATGAAAACTAGCGGAGAGGGAATAGCCCTTATTAAAAAGTTTGAGGGCTGTAAGCTGGAGTCATATCAGTGTAGCGCAAATGTTTGGACGATTGGCTACGGTCATACGGCGGGCGTAGAAGAAGGCGATGAGATAACTCAACAAGAAGCCGATGTTTTTTTAGAGGACGACTTACATGAATTTGAAAAGTATGTACACAAATATATCAACACGCCTTTGGATCAAAATGAATTCGATGCGCTCGTTGCTTGGACGTACAATCTTGGTGCGGGTAACTTACGGGAAAGCACTTTGCGGACTTCTATTAATACTGGTGCTTCTGACGTTCCTTATCAAATAAAGCGTTGGAATAGGGCGGGCGGAAAAGTTTTAAACGGCTTAGTACGACGACGAGAGGCTGAAGCTTTATTATGGGCCGGAGAAGAATGGTCACATATTTAGTTAGAGAAGTAGCCTTCCTTGTATAAGATATGATAGGATAAAACACTACTTTAACAGACAATATGCGTACATATAAGAATGGATGAGATTCGTACTTCCGAAGCAGTTTTTAGAATTATTAGGGATAGAAGACAGAGCATTGTCGATTTAATGATGTACGGCAATGTTAAGTCTATGGAGCAATATCGTGAGCTTATGGGCAACATGGAAGCCCTAAATCATGTGGAACAGGAATTAAAACACCTGCTAGATAAACAGGAGCGTAGTAATGACTAAACCAGAAATTGACCTTTCTGCCGCACCAAATGCCTCTTTTAACCAAATGAAAGAAGAAGAGGAAGCAAAAACCTTACAAGAAGCCTACGTCGAAAAACCCTTTCTTCGTCCTGACAACATTGGTGAAAGTTTATTAGAAAGACTGCCCTCTCCAACGGGGTGGCGAATTCTCATCTTACCTTACCGTGGTAAAGGGCAAACGGAAGGTGGCATCTATTTACCTGACCAAATGGTTGAGCAACAACATGTGTCTACACAAGTTGGATATGTTCTTAAAGTTGGTCCCCTTGCATATAAAGACCCCGACAAGTTCCCATTAGGTTCGTGGTGCGAGGAAAAAGATTGGGTAATGTTTGCCAGATATGCAGGTTCTAGATTTTCTATTGATGGGGGTGAAGTTCGTATTCTTAATGATGACGAAGTTCTAGCCAAAATCTTAGACCCTGAAGACGTTTTGCATTTTTAAGAGGTGATTTATGAATACAGATAAAGACACGCAAGTTGAGTTAGAGGTTGGTGAGAACGATGTCGAAGTTGAAATAGATTCCAACGAAGAAGCATCGATTGTTACCAACGAAGACCAGTTTCAGAAAGCCGACAACTCTACACAGAAAAGAATAGATCGTCTTACCAAGAAGATGCGCGAAGCAGAAAGGCGCGAGTCTGAAGCGGTTAACTACGCTAAACAAGTTCAGGAAGAAGCTCAACAGCTAAAGACTAGAATGAACAATTTGGACAGTCATTATGTTAATGAGTTTAGTAACAGGGTAACTACGCAACAGCAACAAGCTGAAGAAGCTATGCAACGCGCTATGGAAATAGGCGACACCAAAGCCGCGGTCGAAGCGCAGAGAGCTTTAACTTCGTTAGCTATTGAGAATGACAGGGCTCAACAAGCGAAAGTTCAACAAGGTCGTTATCAACAGCAACTGCAAGCGCAACAACAAGCTCAAGTTCAACAGCCCATGCCGCAGCAACAAGCGCAACCTAAAAGGCCCGATCCTAAAGCGGAACAGTGGGCCGTGAAGAACGATTGGTTTGGTCAAGATGAAGCAATGACTTATGCGGCTTTCGGTATACATAAGCGTTTAGTTGAAGAAGAAGGGTTTGACCCCAAGTCTGATGACTACTATACTGAGCTTGACCGAAGAGTTGCGGGAGAATTTCCGCACAAATTTGGTAAACAGAAGAGCCGTCCCGCTCAAACGGTAGCTTCTGCATCTAGACAAACAACAGGGCGCAGTGGGAAAAGGCAGGTTCGACTCACCCCGAGCCAGATTTCTATAGCCAAAAAATTGGGTGTGCCGCTAGAAGAATACGCGAAATACGTGAAGGAGTAGTGAAATGAGTGATACAACAGAAAAGTTAGATGCACCCATCAAACGGGCTTCTCGCGCAAATACACAACGGAGTAAAACGGCAGTGCGTAAGCCGTGGGCTCCGCCGTCAATGTTAGATGCACCACCTGCCCCTGAAGGGTTCAAGCATCGTTGGATTCGATCTGAAACCAGAGGATTCGATGATACTAAGAACGTCAGTGCAAGACTGAGAGAAGGGTACGAATTGGTTCGCCAAGACGAATATCCCGATTTTGAATCTCCAGTAGTTGAAACAGGTAAATACGAAGGTGTTTTTGGAGTAGGCGGCTTACTTCTTGCTCGTATACCCTTAGAAACTGTTGCTGAAAGGACCTCCTATTTTGAAGGTAGGAACCAAGATCAAATGGAAGCAGTGGATCAGGATATGATGCGGGAAAACGCACATTCATCCATGACGATAGCACGACCGGATCGTCAATCTCGTGTAACTTTTGGTGGCCGCAAATGACGGTCGCTTTATAACTAGGAGAAAACTACTATGGCAAATGCAAATACTGCCTATGGTCTTCGTCCTGTTGGTATAGTTGGAAGCGGTGTAAACTCTACTGGGGTGACCCAGTATGAGATCGCAAGCGACAATACTAATGCTATTTTCCAATACGGTATAGTTGTTCCTACCTCGGCAGGTGTTATTGCCTTCGCTGGTGCAACTAACGGTGGAACTACTCAAGCATTAGGTGTACTGATGGGCGTAGAATACGTTGATGGAGTAACAAAGAAGCCTACGTTTCTTAATTACTGGCCCGGTTCCAACTCAGTAAGTGTTGACACCAATCACCCAGTAAAGGCTTTTGTTGCCGATGATCCCATGCAAATCTTTAAAGTGTCTTCAGATGCCACATTAACCAACCGCGCCACTGCACAAGCGGCTGTGTTTGCTAATGCTAGTCTGGGAACGTCTGCTAGAACGGGTTCAACAAACACAGGGTCTTCCAACTCTCAGTTGGGTGTAAGCACCATTGCAACTACGGCTACCCTGCCGTTAAGAATTGTGGGTATTATGGACGATGCGGGTAACGAAGACGTTACTGCGGCTGGTCTGCCGATGCTTGTTCGCATCAATGCTCATTTCAACTCACCTACTAGCCGTTTTGATTCGCAGACTAATGCGACATCAACAGGCATTTAAGGGGGATATACCATGGCTATTTCTCGCGCACAATTAGCGAAAGAGCTTGAACCCGGCCTTAATGCCTTGTTCGGCTTGGAATACGACCGTTACGAAAACGAGCATTCGGAGATTTTTGAAGAAGAGTCTTCCGACCGTGCTTTTGAAGAAGAAGTAATGCTCGGTGGTTTCTCAACTGCACCCGTTAAAAATGAAGGCGGAAACGTCAGCTTTGACGATGCACAAGAGACTTACACTGCACGTTACTCTCACGAGACTATCGCACTTGCTTTCTCTATTACTGAAGAAGCGATTGAAGATAATCTTTATGATCGACTAGCATCACGCTATACCAAAGCTCTGGCACGTTCCATGGCTCAAACCAAGCAAATCAAAGCGGCTTCTATCTTGAACAATGCGTTCTCGACAGGTTCTAGTGCGATTGGCGACGGTGCGGCCCTGTGTTCTGCTGCTCACCCATCTTTGTCAGGTAACCAGACTAATCTTCTGGCTACTCCGGCTGACCTCAACGAGACTTCTCTTGAGCAAATGCTGATTGACATTGCTGGTCTGACTGACGAGCGTGGTCTGAAGATCGCTGTACGTGGCATGAAGCTGATTATTCCGAAAGAACTGCAATTTATTGCAGAGCGAGTAATCAACTCTAACCTCCGCAGTGGTACCGCAGACAATGATAATAATGCAATGAAGAACATGGGAATGTTGCCGGAAGGCGCAGTGGTTAACCACTTCCTAACTGATTCAGATGCATACTTTATCAAGACTGATGCTCCAAACGGCTTCAAATACTTCAACCGTTCGCCTATTAAGACGGCAATGGAAGGAGACTTTGACACCGGCAATATGCGCTTTAAAGCCCGTGAAAGATACAGCTTCGGCGTATCTGATTGGCGCTCTGTGTTCGGTACTCCCGGCGCGGCGTAAGCCTATGTTGTTATGGAAGGGCGGCACTTGCCGCCCTTTCTTTTTTGCGGTATAGTAAAATTGAACACAAACCCTGACAGTCGTTTTTTTTGACTGACATTTGCCAAGACAGGAGAAACACTCATGGCTAACACAACTTTTTCTGGTGCGGTCCGTTCTGAAAACGGATTTACCGATGTAACCAAAGGCGCGACCGGTGCTTTTACTACCAACTCTACTTATGGCAACAACGCTTCTATTGGCGGAACCCTTAAAGCTAAACGCTCTGTAGTAAAAACTTGGGAAGCCACAGCGGCAGTCTCCGATACTCTATCTATATCTGATTCCGGTGCTATTGTACTAATTCACGGTACTTTAGATAATGTTATTACTTTACCTGCTTCAGCTACTGCAACAGAAGGCGCGTATTTTGACTTCTTAGTAACTACCGCTGTAGGTTCTGGTAAAACAACGACTATTGCTATCCCTGCTTCAACAGGCAGTACTTTCTTGGC